CTAATACATTTATATTACCAAATTCATCCCAAGTTAAATTTTTTGAAGCTAAATAACCAGAACCATCTTTTAATAATGCCCAGGCATCTCCATTTGATAATATTGCATCTGTGTTAATAAGAGACGTATCAATTTTTCCAGATATAATTTGAGAAGCATCAATTTTACCTTTAAAATTCATATTTCCGTCTTTATCCCATGTGATATTATCTCCTGCTAATGCTCCTGAACCATCTTTTTCTAAACGCCATTTAAATCCTCTAATACCATTAGAACTAATTGTTATGTCTCCAGATTTTGTTGTAAATCCAGAATTTGTTTGTATTCCACTAAAAATAGCTTTCTCATTAAAGTTCCAACCTGCAATAAAATTATCAGAACCTGCTGAAAACACTTTCTCGTTATTTTTATATCCTATCAGACCATAATTAGTGTTACTGATGCAATACATTGCAACACCGCCATATTCTTTTACCCAGTCTAATTGATTACCAATATCTTGGACAGAAGCAACATTAGCGATGGCTATGAATTTTTTTAATGAATTGATTCCTATAGTTCCATTGTAAATGCTATCGGCTCCTATGATCCACCCTGCAATACTACCACCAGATGTTTCTATTGTTCCTTTGAATGAGGCATTTCCCTCAACATCCATTGTAACATTACCATTGGCAAAAGAGGCTGAACCGTCTTTGTTTAATGACCAATGAATGATGCCTTCACTTTGAGCAGAAATGGTTCCTTCTGATTTTATGGATAATGTGCCATCTTCACATTGAATACCACCAGATGTAATATCCCAACCGCCTATTTTACCTCCGGTTTGGTCTATATGAAAAATTTCTTTGTTATCTTTATATCCATATATACCGGCTCCGTTATTTTCTGAAGGACCAATATATACCCCCGTTAATCCTGGAACATCTTCAAGACTGTCGTGACTACCAATTATTTTTTTTCCAACAAATATTTTGGGAGTAATCACATAAGAAGAGCCAATAGTTGTTTTATTGTTTTCCCAATCTTGAATCCAATCCAGCATGGTACTTTCGCGTACAATAGAAAATGTGAAACGCCCAGTTAACCCTGCACTTACTCCAGAAAGAACTGGAATTTCAATATATCCTTGTAATATATCAACTGGGAGTGATATAATGGATAATCGGTATCTATAGCTATCAACTTTTATTAGTTGACATTCTATATTATCGTTACTTTTTATAATAGTGCTGGAATCAATTTCTATTGGGGTTTTCTCATCTCCACAATATGCTGAAATAATAGTATAAGCATGTTCTAATTTAGGGTTAGAACCATCGAAATCTGCTTTAATCACACACGAGTTTGGGGTTAGCGACAACGAATAAGCATCGCTAATAGATACAAGTGTGATAGAAGATTTTGCTACTGTTCCCATAAATTACTTTTTCAAAAGAATAGCCTTTGAACAAAGTATTTGTTGATGCGAGAAGAGATAAACTATTTCTTAATCTCTTCTAATATTTCCTTGGCCATACGCTTTGCTTCCACTCTCCACATTTGCATGTCATTCCATTCTTTTTGATGCTCACTATCTTCATCTTCTAGGAGGTAATTATTAATAATGGCTTGCATTGCATCATCGGAGTAACGTCCATGAATAATAGCTGAAACCAATTGGCTATATGTGGGTGTTCCAACTGGAAGGGTTATCTCACACCATTTGTATTGTTCGTTTTCACCTTCTTTTACTATATGAACATCAAATGCAATTGTGTATTGACGCAACCCTAATTTTATATTGTGTCGTATGCGTTGAGGTTGCTCATTACCTTGATTATAAGTTATAAACATTGTACTGTGTTTTTTATTTTTACAACTTGAAATTTTCCTTGAATATAGCAAGCCTTCCAAAAATAATGTAGTTCTGAAAATGCTTTGCGCCTGATTCCGTATGACTGATAATGAATTAAGAAACCTAAATAAGAGTTTATAGACCTCACATTGGCATATATAGCTTCCTTGTCACAGTTTTTACATGCTTCTTCTAAATAACTTACAGCATTAATAAAGTTTCCAACAGTTCGATTCGATAAGTAAGCTCTACCCGGCTTAATTACTCCTCCTACCATTTTTATTCCTTTTTTAACTTCTTGAATATAGATTTTATTAGGGTGCATTTGAATATTTAAAATATATCGTAGTTGATTCCTAGAAGCTCTTTTGAAATAAATTGCATCTTCCTTAGTTTTGCACACAAAGCTAAAATCATCTACAAAACGTACATATTTGGCTCCTCTTTCTTCTGCTGCTTTAATAGCCCATTCATCAAAAAATGACATATAAAAATTGGCGAATAATTGACTGGTTAGGTTGCCTATTGGTTCACCTCTCATCCATTCAATGTAAAACAAGCTTTTGTTTTTAGGTAGTATTCTCCATAATTTTAAATTCCCTTGGCGTATGCAATCATCTTGTGGACGATGTCGTACAATTACTTCTGTAAGCCAAAGCACTAAATCTAAATCCTGTTCATATATAGTTCCTTTCCAATAGTTCCATTTTTCTTTGATAAATGGCAATAAGTACTTTAATAAGCATTCACAATCAATTGACATGAAAAATCCTTTAATATCAAATTGAGCATACCAAGCCTCATGGGAATAATTATCAGAGACTTCAATAGTATTTTTTGTCAACTGATCGATACATGCAAATGTTCCAAAACCCTTTCGACAGTTAAATGATACATTTCCGTGCTCAACAAAACGTGCCTCAAACAGTGGCTCTAAGCGTAGGCACAACCAATGTTGTACAATACGGTCACGGAAATTTGCAGCAAACACTTCCCGTAATTTAGGACGGGTAACTATAAAACAAGTACTTGTTGTTGGTCTATATGTTCGTTCATAAACTTCTCTCGCTAAATCTAATAGATCTTCATGCCAAATAAGTCTATACATAACACATTGTGAACTTGTCTTTTTTTTGGCACAGCAATCATCTAACGCATCAAACCATCCCTCAACATATTTATCGTTAAGTGCTGCAACCGCCCTCACCATGTTACTGTTGTACTTGTTGTTGTTGTTGAAGTTGCCATTACTAAAGTTCACGTTCCAGCTGTTGTTCTGACTGTTCTCACTGCTACTCCAGTACCGGCTTGCGGTTATTGCGTGTACTATCTTATTCTTAACTAGGTCTTTAACGCTTGGTAAAGGCCCAGTGACACGCCCATTTTTCAATAAAGATGTCCCTGTTATCATAGTCGTAACCGTTCAACAGGTCTGCTGCTCCAACACTTTGCTTCTCCAGCTTTTAATATGCTTTGAAATTTCCTTTAAAGATTCAGCAAAATGTGGCATTTGCTTGTTGCTAATTATGCGTGTATGAGGACTCCGATTTGACCACTCTTTTAAGGTGTCAATGCAAGTTTTCACTGTACGCATTTGCAAATAAAATGAATTAATAAGTTCAAGTTTGGAATCAGGATCTTCTTCATTTAAAGCCAATCCTATCACTGTTAATCCATCAAGCAGAGTGTCTATGAGACGTTTGCTTAATTGACGAATTCCTACACTATTAGGGGTTCGTTCTACCATTTCTATACAGAGTAACATTAAATTTTCTGTTTCTCTGTAAATAGGTGCACTTCCTGCATTACGAATTGTTCTTGCCATAATTAAAAGAATTTATTCACAATGTGTCTTATTACATATAGTTTATTTACGAATACTTTATTTTTTCTGTAGAGGTTTACAATTATGGCATATTTATTTTTGTGGAGCGTCAAAAGACGCTCCACTATACTAAAATGCTGCAACCGCCCTCACCATGCCACTGTAGTACTTGCCGTTGCCGCTGAAGTTGCCATTACTAAAGTACACGTTCCAGCTGCTGCCCTGACTGTGCTCACTGCTACTCCAGTACCAAGAATTAGAAAAATCGTTCAAAATACCGGCATCTATTGCTTTTTGAAAAATTGCACCTATTTTATCATCATCATAATTCACTCCTTGCCTAGCGTGCCAATACATACGCATAAGTTCACCAACAGATGGTAGGTACCAATTATGATATTTAAATTTATTTGCCAATTCTTCGCCTGCTTTTACTGTAGGTTGATAAGCATAGCATTTGCTGGCAGCAGGATAATAAAATTGTTGATATTTACTAAGATTTTCATTGTTAGCAATTATGTTATTTATATACTGGGTTAACATCGCTTGTTCAGTATATAAATCAGTTGCTTCAGGTATCGGCAAATTAACTCCAGAATCTTCTAAGATTTTATTTCTATGTTGAATAATTTTTAAAGTTTTTGCTAAACCGATAGGAACTTCGTCACCTTTTTTATAGGCACCTGATAAAATGGCTAAATCCGCAGCCAATTCCTCTTTTCCTGTATTAGTCGTACCTGGAGCAGCGATACCATCTCCAACAGCAGCTGTTTTAACATCTGAATTTACAAATCCGTCAATTGTATTTTCATCTACATAATTATCATACCTTATATAGTTAGGAGAGGTATGACCTTGGTCGTCATATTCTGTAGGTTGTAAGCCGGTCTGTGTAATGTTAGCAATTGAACTTATATCATATACACTATAATTAACATCATCTTGTAATTCAATAGGATAAATTGCATATTGTTTATTCCACTCTTCTGTTTGTCCTGTATTTTGAGGATAAAGCCCCCATACTATACCTGAATTTTCAAGATTTGATAATGCTACCATACGTCTATCATTGGCATCTGCTGGATTTATGTAAAAACAAATTCCAACTACGGTTTTTCCAGCAGTTGTAGGACCATAAGTTCCATCATAAAATACATAATCTCCGAGATGAGCACGTCTGGGGTATAAACCAATATCCCATGATGCTTCAAGCACTTCACCATTCGTTTTTGTTAGATAACATCTTAAAGTTGTATGTGGAGCCAATGTATCTTCATCTCCTAATTGAGATACATTGATAACGCAATAATCTTTTGACGTATTGACTATTTTTGCATACAAATTGGTATCTAATGACCAACGAATACTAACTACATCATTCCCATTAGTGGTATTCGGCTTACAGTAAAAAGTGTGTTCACCTGTAGAATAAATGTATTGGCTTCCTTTGATTTCTATAGCTGCAATAGGAGTTGAGTAGTAAGTAATATGAAGATTGTTGTTTTCATCGTCTACATTTCCCCAATGATACAACCAGTCAATTTTATTGTTAAAATTAGGCCGGTTGGTAGTATTGTTTATTACTGCTATTTTTCCAGATACACTACTATCTGTAATAGAAGCCAAATAGTTAATCATATAAAGAGAAACCTCGGTCCAGTTTATACTTGCTAACTTTAAATAATTCAACGGTGCGTTACCTGTAAAGCATAAATTGAATATGGTACGCGAATCTACAATTCCTGCGCCAATTGACAGACTTTGCATTCGGTCAGCCCCTTCCAAAGTGATAGTTCTCAAATTGGGTTGTTGATCTAAAAACAAAGATGTCAGAGTCCCAGGAAGATGAACTTCTTCTAAATATTCGGTAGCTGGAAGAACAACGGAAGACAACATTGTTCCTACTAAATTCAACATTCTAAGTTTAAGCAAAATAGATAAATCTAACCCACCTACTAAACTAGCGACACGTTTTAATACTAGTTCTTGCAACAAAGGGGCAGTAATAGTCATACTGGTAGGACGGAATTCAACAACATCTTTTCCATCCACATGAAAGGCTGTTAGGCGAGCACCGCTTAAATTAAATGTTTCCCCTAAACTTTTGTCTGTAAAGTCACCAATGGAACGCATATAATCAATACCATTTAAGAAAATATTAGTATTGCCATCTGAAGTTCCAACATTGACATCGTATGTTTCTCCGGCTTTAATACGTGGAGACAGTGCGTTACCAACCCCATAAGATAGTGTCGAACCTATGGCAAATGAGGGGTACATCCAAATATGTGGTACAATAGAAAATTTAAATTGTGGACGTGTACCATCTGTTTTTATTACAGACCGGAAGTTTAATGAGCCTGCTGATCCTTCACCGTCACGCCTTCCAAAGTCTCCAAAGGCTGCATAAGAAGATATGTAGGTAAGTCTGCGTGCAACCCATTGCATTTCTGCTTGTAATCCATCTCCTAAACTTTGTGTTATGGGATCTGTACCATTTGTGTATTTATTTTCCGGGTCTGAACTCACATAGGCGGTTCTGGCACGTTCATATACAAGACGGGCCACTTCATTGTAAGCAACGGCTGGGAAATAACGTTGTACGTAAAAATAATATTTTTCCATACAGCCCATTAAAGTTCCATCATCGCTTAATTTAAGCATTGCTTGTAATATAGAGCGCATATTGGTACGCAATTCATCTGGAAAGGCATTTTCCATTTGGTTAAATAGTGCATTTCCTTCGCTATTCCAATAAAAACCTCCATCATTGTTTTTATCATGTTCTTCTACATAGTAAGGTTTTTCTCTTTGCCCTACATTATTTACAGGAAATATTGTGTCCAAATCATCTTGATGCCAACCAATTAAATGAGTTTTTGGGTCAACATAAAAATATATATTCTTTCCTCTGTTATCACTGGCTGCAATTAACTTACAAAAATTCATAGCAAAATGAGTTTCTGTAAGATTAAAATATTTTCCTGCATCAGCCTTGAACAATGCTATTCTAGCCGTTTTGAACGATGAGTTAATTGCATCCCAATCTGTACCGCTGGCAATATTCCCGCATTGTTCGTTGATATTTACAGTCGAATATCTTCCATTTTCAATCTTTTCAGTGCCTGCACCCACCCAAGTAGAAGTTATGAAATCATATCTGAATAAATCGAACTGTGCATTGTTACGCCCTGCTTTGGTCAGCCAATAATGCTTGGAGGTATCAAGATTTTCTGCTGCATTTAAATCTTCAATGGTACCGTTGAAATAATCTATATTATCATAATGCTTAAAGACAAAGTTAAATCCACTTTTGATAGGGGCGATCTTATTGGTATCCCCAAAAACCAGACTCATTTGCTTTTCGCCGTTATACATCCAATCTTCTTCACCTTCTAAAGTGACATCTTCATCAATCCAAGGTACGCGGCACATCACCAAAGCACGGTCATTATCAGCTCCTTCCAGGCATACATAATCTGGAAATTTTGTTTTGTCGTATCCGAATGTCGGTTTGTCTCCCTTACCTGGTCCAAAAGTCATAAAAGATTTAAATTGTGGTTCGGAATTCTCATCTTCTTGTACAAAGAACAAAAACGGTTTTTGAAGTACAGCTACACGACAATTTTCAAAACCTTCTGTATTAGTAATGGAATTACCTCCACATACAGCTTTAAATAAATCATTAAATAGAGCTGTAGAACCTATTTTATGACTTTGTGCTGAACTTGCAAAATTTACTTTCCCTACCAATTTGAGTGCTCCGGGTACATCGTTGGTTAACTGATAACATTTACCACGATTTACTCCATTCTCATCAACCCAATATCCATCTTCATTGAAGCCCCATTGTCCATTCCACCAAAAATACAACATAGACGATGTTCCTTGTCCTTTCTCATTCATGTCATATAGCGTACCACTATTCTCTGGTTTTCCAGGAATATGGATAATTAAGGTACCATTAAATTTATCCTTTTTGGTATTTCCATAAGTGGCATATTTCCCTTTCCAAAGGATAACGTTGTATTTTTCATAAACAAGATCGTAGCTGATAGTATTACCATTAAGAATACTATTAGAATCGCGAAATGCTATTTTTTCTTCACTATTATCTAAGGATGCCATATAGTTTTGGCGCACATCATTAGCTGTGAGTGCTTTCTTATACACCTTAATACTGTAAATGTCAATGTCGGCTCCAGAACTACCAATACGGATGCCTTGTGATGTTTGCTTTCCGTCTACATATTGTACGAAAGTGTCGTCTGTTGCATAGTTGATTTCACGGTTAATAATTCCATTTAAGAAAATGCGGCAATAGTTTTGTCCGGTGCTAGATAAGTTATACAATAAATTAACCGCGATTTTAGTACGTACACCTTCATTGTAGCCGACATCTTGATTTTTACGGGTTACTTTAGATTGGGTCATGAAACAGGCATCAATAGGTTTCATTTCCCAACCTAGCGGATTATTATCTTTTGTGTAAGAACACATGCGTAATATCGGTTCATCTTCGTTGGTTACATTGCGAATAGCATAGTCTATTTCAAATGTAAGAGAACCTGTTTTTTGAGCTTGGATAAAGTCGGAGAACGTCTCATAATCAATTGCTATGTTTCTTCCACTAGGAACACGCAAACATTTGATCCCATTATCGTCTTCAACCCAACCATCACTAATAAAACCAAAATTTTCAAAGGTCGCGGGAACATTCTCGCCTGAAACTGTATTAATAATAGTATCTGGGTGGGTTTCTGTATTACTACGTAGTTTTGGATTGATAATTAAATCGGCACCATCAGTCGGGGCAAAATTTTGGGAGTTATCTACATTAAAACTAATACGATCACGCAAATATTTTTCTCCAGTGCTAAATAACATATAAGCACTGAAATTCGTTTCTTTACTTTCGATTTCTATCATATTGCCAAATGTGTAAACCACACCATTTTGGGCTTGCTGTTCAGTGTAAGACAGATAATTCTCAACCTCTTGAATGTCTGTTAATTTAAAAGTAACAGGTAATACATCTGAACCTGGGTTATATATTGCCCATTGGAAAAATTGAACGGATGTCCAGTTTACAAGAGACTCGACTATCTTGTTCAACATGATATATGGAGTTTTATTGTCAGGATCTGAAACTACCATAACCTGTGAAACAATGTGTTCACTTTCCACATCTGTGCCGTCTACAGATAACCAAGCCTCAATTTCATGTACTCCATGAGACATAACTTTAACAGAATCCCCTTCAGTGTCAGTTACGTCAAACTGGTTTGGAGTTTCTGTGTACTCAACTTTACCAACAGCATATTGAACAGAACGTACACCGCCTTCACCACTGATTTTTAAATTTAGTGTTTTGGCTACAGCACCGGTATATGTATATAACAAAGACATAGCAGCACCAGTAATAGGCTGCTGCCACTCATTTCGGAACGTAAGTTTCAATTCTGTTTTTGTAACACTTTGGAACACTACATAAGTTGTGGTGCTTTGTGTTTGGTCTCCGGTTACAATGATACGTAATTGACAGGTTCCGCTGTTAAGTAATCCACTAATATCTACATCTGTATAAGTATCACTGTCAGCTTCTACACTCTTAATTGCCATTGTGCCAATTGTACGCCATGAATCAGAAGCGGAAGAACGCCTTTGAATAGTCATCGTACCGTCTTCATAGGTATTTGCATATTTCCCAGTAACAGGATTGTATGTTTGGGAAGTAAAACGCATTTTTAGAACTACGCTACCATCAATGCTTACATAATTTGTTTGATTACTGGCCGTAGTTAATTCTACAATATTCATTACCCCCTGTTCGTCACTAATAGGGATAGTAACATCAAGCAATTTTAGTGCTTGATTCTCATCAGGGTCAGCAAGCCATTCATTGTATGTGTTTTTATTAGCAAATGCTCGAATATGATAAAACCCATCCGGATCTTTTGTCATAGGAGGAATATGACCAATCTTATTGTTTTCATGGTCTTGTAAATAGCTCTTTATAAACTTTTGCACAGCCTCCCCAGAGTAGGGGAGAAGATTCGTTTCATCAGGTGCTGCGGGGATGGTATTGTTTTTATTGCCACCCCAATCCTCTGTAAACTTGCCAACAGGAATTTCGTCAGTTCTGAATTTCTTAGCCATAATTAATTATTTTTTGTAAAGCGTAATTTAAAAAAAATTGTTAGTTTTTCCAGCCTTCATCATTTTTCCAAGGAGATGAGTTAATCCAGAAACCAGATCCAAAGCAGGAGCGTATAGATTGCCAAACTAATTTTGCCCCTATGTAAACTGCGGTAACTATTTTGTTACCAACTCTTATTTGACTGACATCTTTGCCATTTATCTGTATCATTCTTCAAGTATGAAATAAACGGTATTTTCTTCTTTGGATTCGATTTGTTCAAAAGCCTCTTCATTTTCAATTACATCAAATGAAAGATTACCTACTTGTTTTTTGAAAGAAAAGGTGTCATTTGAGTTATTGTTTACGGCATTTATCAATTGATTAAATTCGTGAGCTGTTAAACGTCCACGGTTATTAGTTCCATTGTTTTCTTGCTTATTATTAAAATCAAGCAGGTTAGGGGATTGCTCTTGTTCTGCCGCCATACTTAAAATATTAAAGGGAATTCATACGGGAACATGTTACCGTTTAGAAGTTCACACATAAAACAGTCTTGTCCTGATATTCCATAATTTAATGTGATACTTGGTTTTGATCTATCAATTTCTTGTTGTACTATATTGCCTTCATTATCTCTTTGTTCTTTCCACCAATCAATCACTTCATTTTCCATATCAGGAAGATGATACCTAGTCCACTTGAATATGTAGTTTTTAGCTACATAATCCGGATCAACTAGTTTACCTTGATAATAGACGTTAGCGGTTAAAACAGTTTGACAACTATTGTTTTTATATGATACTCCTTGACTGGAAGTAATTTCAAGTGAATAGCCCACTATATATTGTTTCCGTATTGTGAATGTAGCGGAATACTCTTCATCACTAAATTTCACGATACAACGAACTGTTAGCGAGTTACCATTATCCCAATAAGGTTCAAAAGGCCATATTGTTAATGTCTTTCCATTTTCTCCTTCAAACGGTATATAATCATATCCTTGTAAATAATACCATTGTCGTTGACTGGAAGTAGACTGTAGGTTCTCTTCTTCCAGCGTTAAGGTAATGTCTGCCGGATTAGTAACAGGGTCGGCTCCTGTTAAGTCTCCTAAAAGAGTAAAGGTATCAGTTCCAACAATACGAATAGACTTACTGACTAATTCGTCTTTTACAGACTGGTCAAGGTTATCCCAAGTCATTGTCACATTTTTGCCAAATGTTACATCGCCATTTTTATTCCATTTAATATTTTTATTGGCAAAATGACCAGAACCATCTGTTTTGATTAATACAGAATTACTACGAGTACCAATACTGCCTTCTCCGTCAAAATTTAATTGAAGCAATGGGTTCTGGATGGTCCCACCAATGCCACCACGATTAAACCAAGCTCCATAATCCTCTGTGTAATTAAGTATAGTGTCAGTAGGTTGGTATTGTGTGACTAGTTCTCCTGCCTCTAATTGTGGTGAAGAAAAATAAAATATTGATTCTCCTGCATTATCAGAGGTATCAAAAGTTGGGACAATGGATAGAACCAATGCTTCTTCTGCCTGTTTCGGAGCTTGTAATTCAAATGTTACCTTTTTACGAGACCATATATTCGTGTTAGCAATAGGTATTTGAACGGTTCCTATTGCTTTATCATTTTGTAAAATAGATAATTGACATGCTTGCCCCGCATATATCCAAAAAGAGAATGTATATTTTTTCCCGATATGTTGCGCGAACCACTCTTCAGATTGGGCTATCATGCTTATGATTTTAGAGGCACTATATACATTGCCGATTCCAGTAGGGTTTTCTATTTGAGTGTCAATAGTAATTGCAGATGTAAAATTAACATCTAAAGAATTAACGAATACATTCCTATGAATTTTTCCGGCATAAAAAGTTGCAGCAAAACCATTCTCATCACCAGCAGTTAATGTTCCAGAAATATGAGCAGATTTTGAAGTAAAAAGTTTCTGTAAGTAACCTCCATATCCTTCTAATTGACCAAATACCGGATCTGTTATTCCATTCAATTTGCCAACACGTATTTTACTGGCATCGCCAAAGTTAGCAACACTAGACAGTAAGATGATATTGAAATCCGACACCCAAACTTCATCTGAAGGAGACATCTCACTTAAATCCAGTTTTACTGTTCGCAAATAACGTCCAGAATAATCGACAGTTATTGTGTGCAACTTATATTGCCAATCTGTTGTAATAGAAGTGGTTTCTTCTCCATCTGTTCTTGTTCCATCTTGGTATTCTAATGAAACTTTACAATTGACAGCTTTATTGGCTTTGATCTTATATGAAATAAGAACGCGGTTGGGGTTTTGAACATATTTGTAGAAATCTTGTTGTAGACCAATGAAACCGTAATATATAGCGTCATTTCTTTTAAAATGACAAATGCGATTATTGTCCGCTTCTGATAGTATGTAATCAGTGGTTACTGCTTCTGTTCCTCGTACTATATATTGTGATTCGGAATCTTCATAATCAGGAGTTGCAATATTTGAAGGCCAACATAAACTCTCATTGCGTCCAATACCGTCAATCACATCCATATATGGGGCATTATCGTCAGACCCAGTTAAATATATGGCTCCAGATCTATTTATATCAAACAGATTGGTAATTCTGGCAAAGTCTAAGATTTCTTCTGTTTTAGGCACATCGCCTTCTAACAGTGCTCCAATGAAATACTGTTTTTCGACAATATCATTTGTATTAGAATCTACAGTCTTATCTATTCCATAATCCAATACACACATTAACGAATAAATAAGATTCTTTCCATCAAAATATTGTCTTCTAACTATATCCCCAGTCCGTAATCCTTGTGTCTTTTTAGAATCGGACTGGAGAGAAATTTTATATTTCTTGTATTTATATACAGACATTATGATATTTCTTCTACTAAGTCTCCGGAACAGGCATCGCTGACCCACCAAGACCCGTTAGTCACTGATTGTTTCTGCACTTCCAATTCGTATATTCTCATTTTTTTACGAATTGTCAGATCATCAAATGTTGCACTGGTGTTGCCGGTCAATTTGTTTTGAATGATACCCCAGCCATTTCCGGCAAAACCACTGGAAAAAGTGACAGAACCTATGTCGTTGACAAAATAGGCATTACCATAGTGCTTAACTCCATTATCTAAAGCCAACCAATAGATTGAATCATCAAAGAATAGCTCGTTGGGGAGGAGGCGGGTTTTAGAATCTGCTATTCCAATTGATTTTTTTCCTTCAATCGGTTTGTCAAAAACAAAAAAATCAGCATCTGTAGAAAACATTAAGCTGGATGATTTTCGATTTAATGGGGCATATAAACTTAACGATTCTACATAGCCAAATGATGATTTTATTATTTCAGAGATTTGTACTGTATCGTCATCAGCTACTTTATTATATTTAAATGGAGCTTCAACAAATACGCTATCACCATCACTGTAAAATCCTGGTCCATCTTCTGATTTTAATCTAATATAACGTCTGAATATAACACCAGAATCTTCAGACGATTTTTTATATGTTTCAATCAATATATTCCCTAAATTGTGCCCTGCCTTAAATGATTCTGGAAAATATGCAGAACCAAATTTTGAAATCATTTCATATTCACCATCATCATCATAAATACTGGTTTGCAGGTTAATTTGTTTGGTATTATCGTCTCCCCAATTTAATATTTTGTTAGATGCAGAAAATGAGATAACATTGTTATTCTTGACATGAATAATGTAATTATCATCAAATTTTATGCCTCCTGTTACAATATTTAAATCCCCTGTTAATTGAGCTAACCGTTTGGCCGAAATAACCAATACACTTGTATTATCAAATCCCAAATCTACACCATACAAAGCGGTAATGCCGGATTGGAATGTGCTTGTACCTTTTACAGACAAGTTTCCGGCAACCGTTCCATCTTTCATGGTCCAGCTTACATCTTCTTTATTTGAATTCCCAGAATGATAAAACTCGTTTCCTTGATAGCTAATGCCATCCTTGGATATTTCTAAATCTCCAAGTCTAATATATCCACTACAAATAACATCGCCGTTTAATGCGATTATATCATTATCATAACTTATAACATTACAACCGTTAATGTATAATCCATGTGTGGGGAGATGCAATTCACCGTTAATAGAAACTATATTTTTTCGCTCTTGTGGATTACTTTCGGACGTTTGGTAAACATCCAATATTTTTATTCCATTGTCTCCGGCTGTAAAACCATACAATGCCTTTAATAAACCGGCCATAGAGTCACCATTTATGGAAACAAACCCACCGGTGCCACTTCCGCCGCCTTCTTCACTGCTTAAACTACTTATAATAGTATTTGCTAATAGATATGCAGAGTTCTTTCTGGTTATATTTTCATATTCATGTATTTCAAGATTGATTTTTTCTTCATTCACGACATAACCATCCACATAATCCGAACCTGTAAAATCTGGAAGTGTTTCGTGTGAAGCTTGTTCCATCCCTGTTAAGAGTCGATTGTACATTGTTTCCAATGCACTACCTTTCTTAATTTGTGATATACCTTCATTTAACTTTGCCATTATTCTGCCACTTTTACGGTTTTTGATAAAAATCCTGATATAGATGCTTTATAGGAGTTAACTTTTGCTTGAAGGGATACAAACTTTGCCAAATTAGCTGGAGGTTGAGGTCCCATCATAGTTGGGGTCATCATTTGAGATAATGCTCCTAGCCAGTCAACCAATAAAGTTGCTAATTGATTTCCAAGTACTGCTGGTTCATTGGCACTACCGCTACCCAAATACACTCCATCTTCTTTGATTATAATTTCTTTTGCATTATATTTTGCCAAAATTTGTTGGGCATCAAGAAGTATTTGACTTTTATCATGTTGGGATAAAATATCATCAGCGGTTATTTTGAATATACTTTTATCACTTTCTCCTTCTCCTTTAGCAACTTCCGACAATATCGAAACAGGGGTATAAGTCGTGTGAGCATGAACACCTGTCTTTTCCAATTCATCTACATCTGGAGTATCCTCTGAATCTTCCCATTCTTTTGTTTCTGTTGCTCCAATAATTACTTTGTTATGCGCGTCTACTTGTATTGTGTCTGCATGAGAGTATTGAATAACATATTCGCGTAATGTTTCAGGGTCTGTTGTTATTACGACATCCGAATAAAGATAGGGGATAACCACTAAACCATTTTCATTATTTTGAATGGCTGAAAGATATACGCCTTCATGTAAACCAACTGGAAGCCCGTCATCAATAGCCTGTTTGTCTGTAAGTGTATGAGTATATTCCTGTACATCAACAGTTCCGCACAGTTCTCCATCTGTATGTATTTTAACAACAAAACCAGATATTTTGGCTGTGTTTTTTATAACGTTATTTCGTGGGTTTACCAATTTATGAAATGCAATTTGTCGTATAGCATCATAAATAGCACTGTTTGCGCTTAAATCGCTTGTAATTTTATCTGCCATAGTTTTGTTCTTTTTCTGGTTTGGCAATACAGTAGGGGAGTTTTAAAGTCTGCCTAAAACCGTTAACACCAAATTTTGTGTTGATTTCTTCAATAAGATACCAACCTTGTTTTTCAGGTTCGCGTTTATCAAGTAAAACGACTTTCATTCCAGATTCCAAATGCCTCATGCCTAAATTAGTTCTGTGTAAATCTCCGAAGATAGTAATACTACCCTCAACGCCATTTCTATTATATCCTTCAAAAAATGCCTCGGCTTCTTTTATTAATTCGTCCTCGCTAATGCCAATTTTGGATGATACATAAGGGATAACGTTGTACGCACTTAGGTTTACTCTATCCTTAGTCTTTGATTTGGGGATAGCTCCAAGTTTTAGGGATTTCTTGCTAAGTTTTGTTTCATTCAGAATTTGGAATTTCTTATGTTCTGTATCATTTTGTCCGGTCCATTCTGGATTTAAACGAACTGTTACATTATACTTGATTTGTTTGTTACCCTCAAACTTGAATCCTTCAGCGGAGACCGCTAAATATCGGGGATCACAATTCATCAAAGTTAAATTGTCTTGGGCTACATGATAATCAAACTGTATTTGAGGAGTATCAGAACTTCCATCTGTATTTAAAATAGAGCTGGCAACATTTCCTGATAAATAAGTATGCCCTACCATAACATAAGGAGTTCCATCTGTATCTTTCCTAATAAAACTATATAGCCCGTATTTATTCCATTCTGTTAATACATCCGCAACTGTCAAATCTTCCGTTAACTGAATCTTGCCAATATTAATGTCCCTTTCTGCTGTTTTGGGATGCAATTTTAACCCTGTTCCTTTTAATAAATCGTATTTTCCTCCCTCTTTCAACAAATCGTTTACTGTAACAGTCATTGGGCCTAATTTAACGACATTTTTTCGTTTTAGCCCACTTGCCAGATTCTCACATTTGATTTCAATAGGTGTGCTTACACTGCATTTTACGATATAACCGTCAAAATCGGGAACGTTCTTGACAAATGCCTCTTTCTCCATTGCCTGAAGTCTCTCGGTCGCATTTTTGAAGACCTTTCCTCTATCTTTATAATAGCCTAAATATATCCGGATACGTTGTCCTACCTTAAAATCAGTCGGCTGGGCTGTAGAATATCCTTTTCGCTTTTCTACAACTGTACCGTCTATTAAACGCTCTGTATAAACAGTAGTTGCACCTTCTTTTTCTATGTTCTCGGAAGTTATAGTGCGTTTAATTACGGTTCCTCTTGGGAATCTGACGGAAGCTGAATTAATAAGCTTCTTATAAGTATCATTTATCTCAATGCTTTCACATTCCCGGATAACAAGGCATTTATTTTCATCTGGATCGTTAATCTCTATAACGTCACTATTAGCTTCCCATATTAGGATTTTACAGCACAATATATCAAGGCATTCTTTACCATCTATAATTATTGCTTCTGGAAGTTTCATACTTAAATGGTGTTAGAAGTTAATGATTCAATCATTTGAGCGGCTTGATTAGCAGCAGATGCTTTAACCTTATCAAGAAGAACTTTGGCCCAACCTTGTTTTTTCATTTGAGAGATTTCAAGGTTTGTTCCATTTATGGTATCTTGCACTACATTAACCGCGTCATCCGGTTCAACGGCAACACATGTAAAACTATATGGTTGAACATTCTTAAAGCCTTCATTTTGCCCCATATTGAAGTCTTTTATCAGAATTTGTGTCACATTGAACTGTTGAAACATGAGATTAAATACCTGGATAACTCCTTTATGTTGCATCAATGTTATAAATTTGGAAACTTCTGCATACGGATATACATCCGGATAATTGCTAACAATCTTTCCTGTTACAGTAAAATTTATATCGCCTCCTGAAATCAATTCTTTACGTGAATAATCTCTTCCTTGTACCTTGGTTAATACAAGATTGTTAGAACTTTGTGCTTGCACTATAGCACCTAAGTCTAAGAAAACAGGATCGCCTGGCACCTTTACTTCCGTAGCAGTGTTAAGTGATGAACTGGCAGCAGCTTCATTACTTAATCCTTTTATTTTATCCCAATAAGTATTGAATTGAACCGTTTGAACCTGGCCGCTTTCATTTTTAATCCAAAGAAGTAAACCTTCATTGGCAGGTTTGCCCTGATACTTTAATACAACCCCTTGTTTATTAAAGGTATCTTCATCTGCCTTCTGACCGTTCGTTATGATTTTCTGAAGCTCTTGACCTTGGTTCTTCTGATAGGCTGCGGTGGCATTCTTTCTGTCCAACTGGCGTATATATTTGGGATAAAGATCGTTGATGGTAGCAAAAGTCATTTGCATCATCGTTCTTTTGGCTGCATAAACAAATACATTACTATATCCTCTATTGGATATAAATTTCAATTGTCCATCTCTTTTTCTATAATTAGCTGCATAAAAGGCGGCATTCACACCGGTGTTTGCCAGCCCTTTACCAACATTAATCGTTAAATTAGAAAATGTAGAGCTTATAAAACTCATATTACATCATATTTGCATTAAAATCTTGAACTACATCTAACAAGGCGGTTGCTAATTCTTGTTTTACGTTTGTTATTGCCGCAACTTGTCTATCATCTGTCATATCAATTGTTTGATGATCCACGCGCATTAGATTTTCTATTCGTACTATTAATTGTTTAGGAGCTGCATTATAATTATTATGACTCCTATATTGAGACTGGTCGGCTCCGTTATGAAGGCTGGAAGCTAAATCTTGCTCTTTGTTACCAGTCGTAGGGTCCCACTTAAATGTATCTTTAGCATTTTTAGGGGTATATATTTTCCCACTTTTATCTACCCACTGTGGAGTAGCGTATGGAGCTATTGTTTTAGCTATATACTGTGCCCCGTCAAAAATCGCTTTATCACCTTCTTTTTGTGGACCATAAAAACCACCCGTAGGAAGAACATCTCCTTCAGAAAGAAGATTTTGAATCGGTATTCTATTTATGAACGGAGCGAACAAAGATTTATGTCCGGAATACAAATCGTTATACCAAGAAACTAACTTATCAAAGGTTTCAGTAATATAATCTATTGCTTCTTGTTGACTTTCTAGTTTATATTTCCCCGGATTGTTAACAATATCTTGTACATGCTTTGACCATCCTTCTGTTCCAAATAGCCCTTTAGTTGGATCAAACAACGGCCCAAATAACCCTTGTAATACTTTCTGGGTTCTTGTTGGATCTATTGTTTCTCCAGACTCAAAATCTTTAAGAATTGAAGCGTAATCATCCCATGCACTTATTGTTCCTTGCATAATTTGAGCTAGATGACGTATATATGCTTGTGAGCGGTGTACATCACCTTCAGTCATCTTATCATGGAATGTTTCTGTGCTGATCCAGTCCCATCGAGAATCCCAACTACCCATCTTAGGTATAAATCTATCTGCTGCATTCTTTAGTATATTCGATAGATCTTCCGAACTACGAGCAGAAGTGGCATTGTGCAAAAGATATTTGCTCAAAGCCATATTCTCTTTAGAATTATGGTCTGCTAATTGAGCCAGCATCATTTGGACAGCCACTTGTTCGCTTATATCTCCGTTTCTTGCAAAAACATTTGTATTCGTTCCACTTAAAGTACGGCCATGTAACTCATACGCATAATAATTTTCGCCGTTCAGACCTTTTTTGACAGTCTGTTTCATTCCCAGTGCACTGGACAATGACTGGAAGGCTTTATCTACACCTGTCCATTGGTCTGCGGCTTCTAATCGTTTTAGTAATTCCGGGTCTCTACCTGCGGCTGTGTCAAAGAATTTGGTTTGATCGTCTACATTTTGTTTTTGACCATTCTTTTCTATCCAGTAACGATGCCATAATTCCGTAGACTGGGCGATACGCTCGTTTTGGGTTAACAATTCATTATTGAAAATACGCATATTTCCAATCATTAAGGCATCTGGATCGGATAGATTCAACTTGTCAACATTCAAATTACGATAGCTTTGTGCCCATGCTTCATTGGCTTGACGAGCAGCTTCTGTAACTTTATGTGCCCGATATATTTGATAAACTAATGTTCCTATGCCAACAATGGCTCCAGAAAGCCAACCGATATAGGGAATTGAAAGAAATAATTTCCCCAATCCTAAAAGAGAAGCATTACTGATTTTAGTTAATATATTAGCAACTTTACCACCTCCAATGCTACTATTTGCAATAACATTGCCCGCTGTATTTCCTCCAACAAACCATTGTTTAATTTTACTTCCACCATGTAGTAAACCTCCACCTAACGCATTGAAAATAGCCTGTCCCTTACTTAAATTATGGCGGTTTTTTTCTATATTATATATACGTACCATATAGGTAAGTGCGGTAAATAGCGGTTTTAAAAAGAATTTAGATAGCCAATCCCCCATGAATACTCCGCGAATCATTAATGCCGTACTTAATATA